GGGTTTCGGGCCGGGCGCGCGGGGCGGGGGCCCCCCGCCCGAAAACTGAAGAGATCCGTGAAGGTCACTTCACCATAGGTGAACAAGATGCCAGCCAAGGACAACCCCAGCCACAAGAAGAAGCCGGCGGATCAGGTCATCACGCCCGACCGCAAGGCCGAGCTTGCCAGGCAGAACGGCCTGAAGGGCGGCCGTCCCCTCGGCTCGACCGACTCCCTCCCCCGCGGCGCAATCGAAGCGCTCAAGACCGCCAAGTTCCGGGTGAAGGCCGAGTACAAGGCCGATCCGAACGCCTGCGAGGTGGCGGGCGACGCCCTCGACGTGATGGTCAAGGTCATGCACGGCCGGGTCCACTCCCGGCGGGCCCCGAGCGCCCTCAAGGCGGCGACGGCCGTCCGCCACGAGATCTGCGAGCCGGTCCAGCAGGAGGTGAAGGTCAGCGGCACCCTCGGCATCGCCAGCGCGATGGCCGAGGCGAACAAGCTCATCAACGAGAAGAAGGAGACCTGATCATGTCGTGGAGCTACTACCAGACGCACAAGACGGTCGAGGGCGCCAAGGCGGCGGTCGCCGCGCTGAAGGAGCCCTCGCACAAGCATGACTTCGGCACGCCGCCCGACGCCAAGAAGCTCATCCTCGACGCCATCGAGTGCTGCGGCGAGATCCAGCCCGGCATCGGCCTGAAGATCGAGGCGGCGGGGCACAAGCCGGGCGGCTGCACCTACATCCGCGTCGAGCCCGTCTCCCTGGGCGACTGACATGGCGCGCGGCCCAGCCATCCGCAAGAAGGGATCCAACGAACCCGTCGGTGGTCGCGCGGGCCACACAACGACGGACCGGGGCAGCGCCGTGGCTGGCGGCGCTGCCCCACCTGTTCCCGCCTGCACGAACTGCTTCAGGATCGCGGCTCCTCTCATCGAGGGGCTCTGCCCCACGTGCCTGAAGGCGCGCGCCAAGAGGATCGAGAACGAGCGCCGCCTTCTGGAGCCCGAGTACGCAAAGCTCTCTCCGGGGCCGGCGGCGCCAGCACACCCCCCGGCTGGCGCGGCCGTCCCGGCCCCGGAGAGCCTCACCCTCCCACAGATGATCGCGCGGTACCGCCCCGCCCCCTGGCTGTTCGTCAGGGAGTTCCTGGGGGCGAAGCCCGATCTCTGGCAGGACGTGGTCCTCCACGCCGTCGTGGGCCTGGACCTCCAGGGCCAGGCCCTTCCGCCCGAGCAGCCCTACGACAAGATCGCTCTCAAGGCGTGCAAGGGGCCGGGCAAGACCTGCGTCGAGGCGTGGATCGCCTGGTGGTTCCTCTTCTGCTTCGAGGACCCGAAGGTGGTCGCCACCTCCATCACGGGCGAGAACCTCCGCGACAACCTCTGGACGGAGATGGCCCTGTGGCAGGGCAAGAACCCGATCCTCAAGGCGGCCTTCGAGTGGAAGGTCGAGCGGATCGAGCTTCGGGAGCGTCCCGCCACCTGGTTCATGTCGGCCCGCACCTGGCCCAAGGACGCCGACAAGACCAAGCAGGCGAACACCCTGGCCGGCATCCACGGGCGCTACACCCTGCTCATCCTCGACGAGTCCGGCGACATCCCCGAGGGCGTGATGGCCGCCGGCCTGGCCCACCACTCCACCACCGACCCGGACGGCCACGAGATCACCGGGCCGCAGATCCACATCACGCTCCAGTGCGGCAACCCCACCAAGCTCGACGGCTCGCTGGGCTTCGCCTGCACCAAGGACCGGAAGAACTGGTTCGTCTACGAGATCACGGGCGACCCCGACGACCCGCTGCGCGCCCCGCGCATGGACGTGAAGTGGTGCCGTGACCAGATCGAGACGTTCGGCCGCGAGCACCCCTGGGTGCTCGTCAACGTCTTCGGCAAGTTCCCGCCCACCCAGGACAACAAGCTCCTCGGCCCCGAGATCGTGCGCTCGGCCATGAGCCTCGTGATCTCCGAGGCGGTGTGGCGCAGCCAGCCCCGGGTGGCGGCCCTGGACGTGGCCCGCTCCCTGAACGCCGACCGATCAGTGCTGTGCCGCCGCCAGGGGCCGGTGGTCTTCCCCTTCAAGGTGTGGCGCCTGGACGACAGCCACGTGCTCACCAACCAGGTGGCGTTCGAGCTTTCCACGTTCAAGCCGGTGGCGGTGTTCGTGGACGCCACGGGGATCGGCGGGCCGGTGGCCGACAGCCTCCGCGCCCTGGGCTTCAACGTGGTCATGGTGTACTTCGGCAACCCGGCCCGGGACCGGCGCTTCGCCGACAAGCGCACTGAGATCTGGTGGGACATGGCCAAGGAGGTGCGCGGCACGGGCGGCGTCCCGGGCGTGGCCCTCCCTCACATGATCGAACTGGTCACCGACCTGACCGGCCCCGAGATCATGTTCAACGACAAGAGCCAGATCAAGCTGGAGTCCAAGGAGAAGATGAAGAAGCGGGGCCTGGACTCCCCCGACATCGGCGACGCCCTGGCCATGACCTACGCCGAGCCGATCATGTCGGATCTCATGGTCCCGGAGTCCACCCGCGCGGCGCTCGGCCTGCACCGCTCCGCGACCGAGTACGACCCTTTCCAGCAAGAGGACTGATCAATGGGCGGACCCAGCATCAAGCTCCAGCAGCCCGCCACCACGGCCGCGCCGGACGCGGGCGACGAGGCCTTGAACAACGCTCGGATCATGGAGCGGCGCCGCCAGCTAGGGCTGATGGGGCGCATGTCCACGTTCCTGACCACGGCGCAGGGGGATCAGGCGCCCGCCGCGAGCACCGTGCAGAAGACGCTCCTGGGGGCGTGATATGGAGATCGCCGACAGAGGCCAGATGCAGGTCGGGCCGCTGGCGCCGCGCCAGCGCTACCTTCAGCGCCTCACCGCCCTGGAGGCGGAGCGCTCCACCTGGCTCGCCCACTGGATCGAGCTTTCCGACTACATCTTCCCTCGGCGCTTCCGCTACCTCTACACCGATCGCAACAAGGGCACGAAGCGCAACGACAAGATCATCAACTCGAAGCCCACCGTCTCCGTGCGCATCCTGGCCGCCGGCAAGATGGCGGGGCTCACCTCCCCGGCCCGGCCCTGGGCGCGCTTCACCATCACCGACCCGCTCCTCGCCGAGGACGACGAGGTGAAGGGCTGGCTCCAGATCTGCGAGCGGGTCTTCTACGAGACGCTGGCGAAGTCCAACCTGTACAACTGTCTGCACGAGATCTACGGGATCCAGGCGACGTTCGCCACCGCCGCCTTCTACATCGAGGAGGACGACGAGGACGACGTGCGCGGCTACGTCTTCCCGATCGGGCAGTTCTGCGCGGCGGCCACCGCCAAGCAGCGGATCGACACGCTGTACCGCAAGTTCTCCATGACCGTGGGGCAGATGGTCGAGGAGTTCGGGGAGAAGAACTGCTCCCCCACGGTGCGGGAGGCGTACCGCCAGGGCAACTACGATCAGTGGCGGGTGGTCGTCCACGTGATCGAGCCGAACCGCGGACGCGAGCCCCGCTACGCCGACGCCAAGAACATGCCCTTCCGCTCGTGCTGGTTCGAGTACGAGGCGGATCAGACGCATCAGGAGCCCCTGCGCGTCGGCGGGTACGAGGAGTTCCCGGTGATGGTGGCACGCTGGTTCGTGACCGGCGAGGACGTGTACGGCTCGGGCTCGCCCGGCATGGAGACGCTGGGCGACTGCAAGGCGCTCCAGCTTGCCGAGCGGCGCAAGGCGCAGACGGTCGACAAGATCGTCAACCCGCCGATGCAGGCCCCGGCCTCGATGCGGGCCCAGCGCCTCTCCCTCCTCCCCGGCGACAACAACTTCGTGCCCGACGGGCAGCAGGGCCAGTTCAAGCCGGCGATCGAAGTGAATCCGGCGGCCATCCCCGCCCAGAAGGATGTGATCAAGGAGCACGAGTACCGCATCGGCGAGGGGTTCTACACGAACCTCTTCCAGATGATGCTGGAGGATGACCGGCAGCAGCCCTCGACGGCGCGAGAGATCAACGAGCGCCACGAGGAGAAGATGCTCCAGCTTGGCCCGGTGGTGGAGCGGGACGAGGACGAGCTTCTCGATCCGATGGTGAACCGGGTCATGGCGATCCTCCAACGCAAGGGCAAGGTGCCGCCCCCGCCCGCCAAGCTGCGCGGCCAGCGCGTGAAGGTGGAGTACACCTCAGTCATGGCCCAGGCTCAGAAGCTCCTGGGCACGGCGGCGATCGAGCGGTTCACCTCCTTCATCGGCTCGACCTCGGCGGTCAAGAAGCAGATCCTCGACATCATGAACGAGGACGAGATCGCTCGTGAGTACGCGAAGATGCTGGGCGTGCCGGTCAACTGCATCAACACGCAGGAGGTCGTCGCCAAGATCCGCGAGGCGGCGGCGCAGCAGGCCCAGGCCCAGCAGTCGATGCAGGCGCTCGGGGGCATGGCCCAGGCGGCCAAGGCGGCCTCCGGGGCGGAGGTCACGGACACGAATCTCCTCGGCAGGCTGATGAACGGCGCCGGGGCCGGCGGTGGACCGCTTCAGTAGGAGGGATCCGCAATGATCAAGAAGTTCTTCAAGGTTCTCTTCGCGCTCGCCATCCTCTCCGGGGTGGCGCAGGCGCAGTACAGCGCGCCCTCGATGCACCGCGCGTACAACGTCACGCTGTTCAACGGCACGAGCCCGGCCTCGGCCTCGACCGTGGCTCAGACGGCGGTCACCGGCCTCGACACCTACGCCTACTGCTGGATCTACTCGAAGATCCAGGGCGGGACCGGCGGCACGCTGGACGTCTATCTCCAGACCTCGCCCGACGCCGGCACGACCTGGGTGGACGTCGGCCACTACACGCAGCTTGCCGCGGCGGCGCCCCTCGCCGGATCGGTGGTGGCCTTCTCGAAGTGGGGGCCGACCGTGAGCACGGCGCCCACCTCCACGGCCACCACGGTCAACACCGTCTCGGGCACCCCGGTGGTCGCGGCGGGCACCTTCCTGCCGGGCGTCCTCGGCAACGCGCTGCGGGTGGTGTTCGTGGCCGGCACCGGCACGACGGCGGGCACGGCCCAGGTGATCACAGCCTTCTGCTCGACCTCGTAGGCAACCATGCCCGCGCGCCACCCCTACGAGAAGCGGATCCAGCTTTGCACCCGGGCCTATGAGGCCGGGATCAAGATGCCTGAGTACCAGAAGTGGTGGCCCGAGCTTGGGCCCCTCACGGCCGATGAGAGGACGCTGACCCGGGCCGCGGTCAAGAGGGTGATCGAGCACTACAAGATGGTGGAAGCATGAGTCGGCGAGAGGGCAGGAACAGCGACGAGAGCTACCAGGGCAAGGTCAAGAGCCGCGAGCGCCTTGCCCTGGAGCAGCGCCGCGCCGACATCCGCGAGGTGATGGCGTCGGCCGCGGGCCGGCGCTTCATCTACAACCTGATCTTCGACTCCTGCGGGCTCATGAACCTCTACCCCGCGCAGGACAGCGGGATCTACCGGCACGAGGGCCAGCGCACCGTCGGCTTCCGCCTCGCCACCGAGCTTCAGATGGAGCACACGAGCAACTACATCGCGATGATCAGCGAGCATCTTCGCGATCAGGAGAACGAGAGAAAGCTCGCTGACGCCGCCGCCACTCCTACCTCTGACGAAAAGGACGATCAGTCATGAAGCTCAAGTTCCTCATGGCGCCGGAATCGGCGCCCGCGTCACCGGCAACGCCCCCAGCAGCGCCGGCCACGCCCCCCGCCGCACCTGCGGCGGCCCCGAGCGCTCCTGCGACGGCCCTCACGGCGCCGCCGGCCGCTCCAGCAGCACCGGCCACCGCCCTCACGGCGGAGCCGGCGGCCCCCGCCACCCCGGGCGCGCCGCAGACCGGCGAGCCCAAGGCTC